AGCAAAGGCCGAGGTCAGGAAATTTGCGGCCTCACCGATAGCCGCACCGATGCCACCGATCAAGCCACCCTTGGCGAAACCTTGTCCGATATTGGAAACCGCCCCCATCACCTGCTGCATACCGTTCAGGGCATCGGCAACCTCGGTGTTACCCATCTGGTCAAACATATTGGCAAGTTCACCAGCCGCCTCGGACGCAGCCCCGCTGATCGTACCGATTGCGCCGGACACCTCTTTGGCTCCTTTCGCACCTTTGAGTTCGGCAAAGCCTTTCTCAAATGTCTTGAAGATGTTCTCCCACTTATTATTGCCTCCCTTGCCGGTATCGAGCAGTTTATCAAGGGCTTTTTTCAGCTTTTCAAGTTCTGCCGGACTTTTCTCTATGTTTTTCAGTTGATCCGGAGAGATGAACGTGATACCTTTCGCATCTCCCTTGCCGGATAAATATGCACGCAACTGCTTCGCCTGTGAGATAAGTTTCTGCAGTGAGTCGAAAGACATGGAAGAATAATCCCCAAAGAGCTTTTTAAAGAAATCATTGTCCTTTGAGATACTGTCAGCCTCCGCATCATTCACTGATTGGATGCCTTGTTTTACCTTTTCTCTTGCGACGGCTATCGCCCGGTCAATCTCCGCCGAGTTTGCCTCAGTCCGCTCCGCCTCCAATTTAGCGATATCATCATCACCTTGTTTCTTTATAGCCGCACGCTGTGCCTCATAGTCACGATATTTAGTCAGAAGTTCCTGCAGGGTTTCCTGCTGTTTCTTCTTTTTCTCCTCGTTATCCTTTTTCTCCTTACCGTCAATCTCTGCAACGGTGGCATCATATATCTGTGCAGCCTGTATACGCTGGGTTGCGGCCTGTGCCGAGATATTGGCAAGCTGCTCAGGAGTAACTTTTTCCCCGGCGGCTTTCAGCTTGTTATAAAGTTCAATGCGCTGTTGCTCCTCACGGTTGATACGCTCTTTCTCCCGCTCAAAGTTCAACGATGCCTCCTCACGCTCCTTGTCATATCCCTCTTTCAGGATGGCGATACGCTGATCCTCTATCTTTTGACGGGCTTTCAGTTCTAACTCGGCAAGGTTGTTGGCCGGTTTCGCTTTATCCTTGTTGTTCTCAGGAGCCACGAACCCGCCGATACCGGATTTCTTTCCCAGCTCGGCATATTCCTCCTGCAGCTTCTTTGCTTCCTCCAAATAAGCGTCCCGCTGCTCCTCGGCGGCTTTTACGGCTGCATCCTTGGCCTCCTTATTATGTTTCTCTATCAACGCCTGAGCGTCAATCTGACCGTAAGACTCGCTTTGAGCCATATAAAGCCCCATTTTAGAGAACCAGCCCATCGAACCCTCGACATCGGATTCAGGAGTGGCTTTTACCTCGTTCACCGTTTCGTCCGCTTCCACGGCCTTGTTAACAAGACTTTGGGCTTTCGCCTGCAGGAAAAGCATTTGGATATAGTCATCACTCTTTTGGATCAGCACATCATACCACTCGGCAACGGTATTGTAATATCCGAAGCTCTCGCCGTATTTCCGGTTCAACTCCTCAACTTTGGCCTTTTCCTGCTCCTTGCTACCGGTAAAGTCTTTCAGGCTTTTCGTGGTATTCTCTATCTCAAAGCGGGTTTTGATCATTTGGGAACGCCCGTCACTTTCTATTTTAACCCGTTCTTTGGCCTTTTCCGCCGCTGCCTCCTGAGCATCGCTGTATTTATCCCAAAGCACGATAAGCCCCGTTATAACGGCGGAAAGCCCCAGCGTAAGGGTGGCCATCAAAGCGGTGGCAGCCGCATTGGAGATGCCCAATGACACGGCCAACTTTGTATTGGCCGCCGTCAGCAGCTTTTTCATCTTGACAACGGTGACCAGCCGGAAAGCGGAGTCCTTGTTCAGGGTATTCATGACTTGCTGCAGCCCCATAGTGACGGCCATGACGCTCTGCACACGGGTTTGTATCTTTATCAGATCCTCGTTTTCCGAGGCGAAAATCCCCATGACACCGGTGGCGGTCGTGAACAGACCGGACAAGCCATTCACACCGCTCATCACTCCCTGCAAGGCTGCATCATCATTGGCGAGAATATTCGTTTGGGTACGCAGGTCACCGATCGTATCGGCTAATACGGCGGCTTTATCGGCCATATCCGCATACTCTTTGGTGTTCTGTTTGCCCTCCAAACGCAGGCGAGCCATCGCATCCTGCATCTCCCGGAGCTGCATCGAAAGACGTTTGGTGGAAACGGCTGCCTTGTCATGCTCCGCTTCAAGGGAGGAGAGTATGTTCTTGTCCTCCTGCAGGGCTTTGGTACAGGCATCTATCTCCGCGCGCATCTCCAGCTGCGCCTTTCCGGGTGCGAGGTTGTCGTACTGCTTCTTTAAATCCTTGAGACAGGATTCAACATACTTGATCTGCTCTTTTTGGGCGGCAATACGGTCTGTGATGTTTTTAGACACCTGCTCGGCCTTATCTCCCAGCGTTTCGGCGGACTTGCCCGCCTTGTCAATGCCGGGAGAGAGCTTGTCTCTCATTATGAATTCTATCTCAACGGGTTTCATTGTTCTTTCAATCGTGATTGGAAAAATCCGGAAAGGCTTTTAGGTTTCCCTTTACCGCCTTTGCTTCCGGTTCGGTTGTTATCATTCTCTTTCTCGTAATGTGGCGCATCGGCAAGCATCATCCGGAGGGTTTGGTAATTGACACCCCAAAGAATGTATTTTACACTCCAGCCGGTGGCCGCAGCTATCTGCCACACTATACCAAAGGGGCTATGGGATCCGACATATTTCGTTCTTAACTCCCCTTTCTTTTTTGGCTCTCTCTCGGTTTCAGTGGATTGGATATCTGAACCGATTCGATAATACGCATAAAAGACTTTGTACCAAGCAAAGTGACAAAACGCTGGTTAGCACCCTGCAGGTACTTGTCAGGAACAAACCATCTCAAGAGCCATGCGACAATACCGGAAAACAATAGACCGGAAACCGCCCCACGGCAGATGGTCAGGGATACCATCTTGGAAACACGTTTGCCATGAATGGCAAGGAACGCCATCTCCTCATGCTTGTTGAACTGCTCCATCTCCTCGTATGTGATACCCAACTGCAGGTATAGCCTTGCGATCCGGATCTGACTCCCCAAGCAGGGACGTTTCATGGTTACCCTGATCGATACCGGTTTCTTTCTGAATGGCATCTTAAACTGCAAAAAAGGCAGGGAAACCCCCACGTCAAGCAGAGCCTCCGCTGCCTCTATTTCCACGTTCTTTCTCATGGGTTACGCATTTCCGGCTGCCTGACTCAACGTGAGAGTGGCTTTTTGGGTATTATCAGCTGCAAGGGTAAACTCTACCGTTCCGTTCCTTACAGCTCCGGTATTGGCATCCGCCGTGATGGTGATCCTGCCGTTTACAACCTCAAGACTGAAACCGGCGGGAACCTTTCCAACCGAGAACGCTCCGGAGGCTTCGATATCCACCGTCTTTTTCTCTCCACCTTTGACGAATGACAAAGAGGTGGGCGTTACGGAGATAAACGGAGCCGTATCATCAAAACTGAAAGGAGAGCTACCGTCCAGCGGTTTCATCATCTCCATCTCACACTCGATACCCAGCGGATCATCACCGCCAATCTTGCCACGGACTGCACCGTCCAGCGTCATGCGTTTCACCTCCACGGTCTGACCGGTTCCACAAAGGATCTTAAGCGAACCCTCCAACGAGACGGACTCCGAGGGAGCTTCCCATTTCGTACCGTTCACCTCACCGCCCATCACGTCCTTACAGTTTTGGGGAACAAGTTCTATCAGGGTGAACTTTAACAGGTTGGTGGCATCCTTTTTCTTGATTTTCTTTACCGGGGCATTGCGTACCTGTGCGGCAAAGAGCTTGATATACTCAGCCGCATCACCACCCCAATCGATGCCATCCTCTGAAACATTGCCGATTTTCTTTCCATCGAAATAGATCGCATCAAGGAGCATCATATATCCGTCATTCACATAAACTTTTGACATTGTTCTTTATTTTATAAAAGTTAATACTCTATTCTTTAGCTTCTTTAGCGGGGAAGTAAGCAATAGACTGGCCACGAAACCCACCAATAACCATTTATACCATGTAGCAGGAGGCTTTTCCTTAATGTTTTGAACGGCATCGCTGTCCTCATTATAGAATTCATCACTCTGGCTGGCTGTCTGCTCCATCCGGGAAATAACCCGCTTCAAGCTATCCACCTCGCTACGCTGTCGGAACACCTCACGCTCGTAGAAAAGGCATTGCCGGGCGATAGAGTCACATTTGCCGGTAACCGTGATGTTATCGCCATGCCTTTGCACGCTTACCGATGCCTGACCGTCTTTGGCCGTGTAGCCAGCACCGTCCGGCAAGTTAAGGAGGTTCTGTATCGGAACATCCACTTTCGCCTCCGATTCCGGGATCCCCTCCCGTGTCAGGGCGGTTATCGTCTGTCCCTGCAGTAGCTCCCCCGTCCTCTGAGCCGTCACGTCTGACTGCTCTCCGGTTACTCCGGTGGTAGTTCCGCTTTTCGTCTGTTCCGTCAGCGTGTGCGACTGCCGGTTCTTGGTTAGCTTCGCCGTGGCACACCCAGTCAGGATGAACACGGCTATAATTAGTGCGAGGGTTGCCCCTCGGATTAGGTTTCTCATCATTTCCTGTTTGTTTATTGATTACTTTTCTTAACCTCTCCACCTCTTTGGTCAGGCGGGAGAGCTTTTGGATCATCTCCTCCTGATTCGCTTTCAGGTCGGCATTCTCCCTGCGGAGCTGGATATTCTCATCCAATATCTTCCGGTTCTCACTACTGAGCATATTGATGGACGCCTGAAGCTGGGAGAGCATATCATTGTTCTGCTTTCTACGGCCAACAAACCACGTGAAGATGCTACCGATAAAACCACCCGGCAGGGCGAACATTAAAAAATCCATCAGACCGTCCATCTCTTTGCTTTGTTATTGGTTAATGCCTATTTTCCTGAGCCATGCCTGAACGTCGAATGACGGGCACGCCTTGGTCGCAATCTCGTTATGACCGATGATTCTCACCCGTGGGAAACGGCGGTGGAAGTCTTTCACGTAATCCTCCAACGCTTTCAGCTGGCCGGGAGTACGGGTGTCCTCGGGAGTCTTCCCGTCAGCGGCCACACCGCCAACGTACACAATGTGCCGGGAAATGGAATTGTACCCTTTTGCCCCATTGGTAATCTCCCACGGATCCACCCGTGCGTCCTCGTTGTTCCGGGCCAATCGCTCCACCGTTCCATCAAGGTGAAACATATCGGTATATCCTACCTGCTTCCAACCACGGCCACCCTTGCTTATCGGGTTCGTGTGCCATGCTCTGATATCGTTACCCGTTACCTTACGGCCTTGAGGCGTGGCGGTACAGTGGATTACCAAATATTTCAATTCTGCCATAACTCTATCCTGCTACAGGAGTTCCCTGCACTAAAGCGATTACACCCTTTTTATCTTCACGCATGATACGGCCACCGGCACGTACAAGGAATGAATAAATATCACCGTAATAGGTTGCGTCACCCTCGTTCTCGAACGCTTTCACCTCACCCAGCGCACGGCAGACACTTTGCTCGTGCCATGCAAGCCCGGCGGCGAGATCGGTGGCTGCACCGGCGGTACTCCACGCTTTGGGAGCTTTGGCCGCAGTATAAAGGGCAACCCTGCTGCGCATCATGATATTAAAGCTGAACAGCTTACCGAGGATACCGTTCTGCGCATCGGCGGAAGCGAGGAACGCCGTGTTCTCGTTCTCCGTCAGGCTGTTCAACAGTTGGGAGTACATCTGCGCATCCAGCAGCAAATAACGCCCCTCCTGCGGGATATCATCATTATTGAACTTGGTCATCAAGCCCAACACGTCTGCCTTGCAGATACCTTTACGTTTGCCGGTAGCCTTATCCGTGTAGGCATCGATCTCCGTACCGGTAGTTTCAATGCACTGTGCGGCGGCAGGACTCCAGTTGAAAACGAAATCGAGTGCCACATCATCCTGCAGTTTGAGTTTATCCTGACGCAGGACGGACTCCCGTTTGTCATAGCTGAGTTCCACCGTGTCGGCGTTAGGGATAAGTACCGGATCCGTGGTGTATTCATCCAGCGGGAACGTCACATCGATATCCGTTCTTTTGGTTACCGTAGCCGGGAGGCTGGTTCGGTTTTTCTTGGTTCCGGATGCTGCACCGGCATTCGGGATGTGAACAATCTTGCCGTTGTTCACGTACTCATCGGCGTTGAACGCCTTGCTCAGGAAGCTATTGGAGGCAAATAAACCCTCCACGATAGCCGCCATCCAAATTTCTTTCTGAATTGCCATTTCTATTCTTGCTTTAATGGTTAATAATTACAGATTCGGTTCGATACCGAAACGCTCTTTAAACTTGGACTTATACAAGTCCGGAGCGGCATCTTTCAGCTCAACGAGCTTACCGGCTTTATCCAGCTCGTTCCATGATTTGTCTTTCCAATCACCGAGTGTTACACCGGATCCTTTATCCGTGTTGATTTGACCGGCCACGTTTGCACGGCACGGGATAGCTGCCAGCATAGCCTTTGTTCCCTCGAAATCCTTATCGAAAAGGTTCAGCAGGTTCTCACGGCCTTTCGCATCATAGCGTCCGTCTTTAATGGCCGCATCGGTCAGGGAAATCGCCTCCCGCTTTTGGGATTCCTTTTTGGCCTCGTTCATTTTATCCACTGCGGCGGCCAGCGTCTTGTTTTCTTTTTCCAAGCGGTCGGCATTGGCAATGATTCCCTGAATGGCGGTTACGATTTCCGCCTCGCTTGCAGAGTCCTGCAGCTTCAATACTCCTGTAAGTACGCTCATTTTTAATTGTTTTTTGGGGTTATTACTGTGATCTATCAACCGGATAAGATTACCCTTATCATTCAGGTCGATAATCTGTTTGCTCTCTCTGTCATAGAATACCAGCGCATTGTGATTGGCTCCGATTGTAACGACACTGCCCTCACGAACCGTCCATCTCGTAACGGTAGGGAGCATTTGTCCGGGGAGCATCAGGTCATAGGCATCGCTTTTCTCCTCCGGAGGCCACGCACCGATAGAGGCCATACGGATAAAGTCATTCTCAACTTTACGCTTTACCTCTGCGGCACGGGCATCTCCCTCATCGAACACGGCATCGGCTAAAATCTTACCTCCCTCAACACGTATATTTTCCCACCGGCCAATCGGCAGGGAGTAATCATCGTGATTCAGAAGCATCACGGGATTCTTTTTAAACTCCTCCAAATTGGCTCCGCTGGTGAGCATCCTAAACCCGTAGGTGTTCACCGACTCATCATGTAATACAAAGGTTAATTTGCCCATTTCGCTCGTTTGATTTTGTGACAAAATTCAGGGTAAAAAACGGGCTGTACAAATCGGCCTGTAACCGTTTCAACTTAAACCGCAGCCATTTCAGTTTAAACGTAAACCATTACAAACCAATTATTTTCACTCACCGCAAGGCTTTACCTTTGGGCTATAAAATGATATAGCTATGGCGGAAGAATTGAAAGCAAATCAACGGAAAGAATGGGCGAAATTGATGTATCTAAAAGAGAACATCACCCAGCAGGAAATTGCCGACCGGGTGGGTGTTTCCCGTGTCACGGTGAACAAATGGGTTAAGGAATGGGAGGGCTTAAAGCTCAACCTCCTGCAGACACGGGAGGAACGGATCAGCTCCACGCTCACGCAGCTGGACGAACTCGACCGCTCCATCGCAGGCAAAGAGGAGGGAAAACGGTATCCCTCAGCGGCGGAGGCCGATATACGGCGCAAACTGACGGCTGACCTTGAGGCGTTGGAGCAGGATGCCTCCATCAGGGACATATACAATGTTTCCCGTGGGCTGCTCGATTGGCTCCGACAGCAGGATCTCGAAAGGGCAAAGGAGCTGAGTGATTATTTCGATGCGTATATAAAGGAGAAAATGAAATGGGTAAAATAGATGATATTCAAGCATACAAGGAGTGGACTGAATACCACCGTTCACTCAAAAGGGACAAAGCCGCCGACAACCTCTCGCCGGTGGAACGAAAAAAGAAGCTGGAAAAGCTGGAGGCGAACGTCATCGAGTGGATCCTGTTCTTTTTCTCGGAATTCGCAAAGTACCCCTTTACCAAATTCCATAAAAAGGCCATCAAACGCATCACCACGAATATGGAATGGTACGAGGTTCTATCGTGGTCACGTGAGCTGGCAAAATCCACCATCGTGTTCATGTGCATGATGTACCTCGTGCTGACCGGAAAGAAAAAGAACGTGCTACTCATCTCAAACAGTCACGAGAACGCCGTCCGGCTTTTGGAACCTTATAAAAAAGCCTTTGAGAGCAATTCCATGCTAAAGGCATATTATGGTGATTTGAGGGAGTTCGGGAGCTGGACGGCGGACGAATTCACGCTCACTACCGGGGCAACGTTCCGGGCTATCGGTGCGCTGGAGTCACCCCGTGGTACGAGAAAGGACGCTGTACGTCCGGACACGGCTCTCGTGGATGACTTCGATACGGATGCAGACTGCAGGAACCCGGACATCCTGAAAAAGAAATGGGAATGGTTCGAGGAGGCTCTGTTTCCAACCCGATCCATCAGCGAGGATTTGCTGGTGATATTCTGCGGAAACCTGATCGCTCTCGACTGCTGCGTGAAACGTGCCGGTGATAAAGCTGACCATTGGGATATCGTGAACATCCGGGACAAGGATGGCAAATCCAGCTGGCCGGAAAAGAACACGGAGGAACGCATTAACCGCATTCAGTCCAAAATCAGCACAAAGGCGTTCCAGCAAGAATACATGAACAACCCGCTCTCCGAGGGTGACACGTTCAAAGAAATGGTATGGGGCAAATGCCCGCCACTCTCAAAGCTGCAGTTTGCCGTTGTTTACGGGGATCCGGCTCCGTCCAACTCAAAGAACAAGGCCACCTCTTTCAAAGCCTGTTTCCTTATCGGGTATTATGACGGTAAATTCTACGTTTACACCGGTTATCTTGACCACGTGGTAAACGAGGAGTACGTGAACTGGTATTATTATCTTCGGGATTACGTGGGGCAAAAAACGCAGGTATATAATTACATCGAAAATAACAAGCTGCAGGATCCTTTCTATGAACAGGTGTTCGTTCCGCTATTTAGCGAGAAAGGAAAACAACTCGGATTTATCGGGATCATACCGGATACCCGGAAGAAACCGGAAAAGTTTGACCGTATCGAGGGAAACCTTGAGCCGATCAACCGGCGAGGACAACTCATCCTCAACATTGACGAGAAGGATAATCCGCACATGAAAAGGCTGGAGGAGCAGTTCCTGCTCATCAACCGGGCGATGAAATCACCCGCTGACGGAGTGGACTGCATCGAGGGCGGCGTGTGGATCATCAACCAAAAGATAAGCACGCTCTCGGCTGGATCCTACACCGTGGGCGCACGTGTAACCAATAAAAAGAGATTTTAATCATGGCATTTATCACACCCAAAGAATTGGAAACGCACCTCTATAAGGAAAATATAGAGGCTATCAGCAGGGAGGATGAAACAATCCTCACGGCGGCCATTGACGCTGCCCTGCAGGAAGCATACGGCTATCTTGGTGCGTATGACCGCAAAAAGATTTTCGAGGCCACAGGGAGCCAAAGAAACGCCCTCCTGCTCATTTTTGTAAAGGACATAGCCGTGTGGCATTTCGTAAACCTATGTAATGCCGGTACTGACCTGCAGCT